CTACTTGGCAAGCAGCTCCCCGAGCTGGCGGTTGTCCCGGATGGACGCCTCCAGGTGGCTCAGCACCTCGGGCCGCACCCGGCGGCGGCGCAGGTAGTCCCGCACCGCTTCGGTGAGCAGGCCGGAGACGTTCTGGTGGGTCTCGCTGGCGAGCTCGCGAAGCTCCTTCCAGACCTCCGCGTCGATCTTCGAACTGAACTTGATGGCAGGCATGGCCGGAACCCTAGCCTGACGTGTCATGACATGTCAAGCCCGCCGGTCACGCCCCCGGTTACCGGCCGTGACCGGGCGGGTTGTTTTCCCCGGCCGGGACCCCAACAATGCCTCCCATGGGGGCGACCTGGTTTCGACGTGGGTTGCGAACCCCTTGGTGCATGCCGAGGTGCAGATCACCTCGTAAATCCATCTGCAAACACTTAGTTGCCAACGACGACAACTACGCTCTCGCTGCTTAAAAACCAGTCTTGAGAGCCTTCGGACCGGCATCGAGCCTGTGCGATACGGACCCCGGAGTAACCCATTACAGGATCGCGTGCGGGCCCGTCCGGGGTCTGCACGTTAAAGCCCATCAACCGGACTGGCTGTCGGTTTTCCCTGTCCGTCGGGTAGCCGCCAGTAAGACAATTGGCGGAATACGCATGTAGATCTGAGGGCAGAGGACTTGCGGACGCGGGTTCGATTCCCGCCGCCTCCACCACCACCCCTTGCGAATCAGCGCCTTACAGAGGCGCTTTTTCGTTTTTGCCGGCTGGATACCGGTCGGCGACTGTCCTGACGGCAACGAAACGGCAACGGTCAGGCGCGCCCCTGGAACGTGATCGAGTAGTGGTTGCCGTCCGGCTTCGGCCGGCCCTTCGAGTCCTTGAAGTCACCGCCCCACCGGCAATCCGGGTGCTGGGCTTTCCACCACCGGCCCAGGTCCGCGTGGTCCTCCGAGTTCTGGAGCCACCGCCCGTTGAGGTAGAGGTTGAGATCCACGGCCAGGCCGTCCAGGTGCAGGCTGTTGCTGATCCCGGCGCCGCTGGCTGCGTTGGCTTGGGCCTGGGCCTTGCCCCTCAGGACCTCGCCCAGCGTCGCCTGGTAGCCCATGGCGATGGCCCGGTCGATCAGGCGGGCGACGAGCCGGGTGAAGAGCATTCGGCGCTGGAGGAGCTCGCTCACGGGCACATCCTGATCGACCCGTGCTCGACGAAGAAGTGCGCCTGGCAGCCGTTCCCCGTGAGCAGGACGGAGGATGAGCCGGCTACCAAGCTGAGATCCTCGTAGCTCGTCCCCACCAGGTTCCAGCGGCCGGGCTTCGGCGCGACGTCCGGCGGAACCGTCGGATCCCAGCAGATGATCCCGTGGGTGCGGACGGGCCCGCCGTTGGCCTCGAAGCACTTCGGACAGAGGAACCGGATGCCGTTGGCCTCCGGGCGCTCGACAAACCGGTGGATCTCGGGGTTCTGCGGCTCGTGCCGGAGCCACTGAGGGTCGAGGTCAGTGAGACGCATCGCACCTCTCCTGCAGGGCCCGAAGCTGCGCGCTCACGGCCTTGCCGCGGTCGGTGATGGCGTCGATGCCGGAGACGTCAAGCGTTCGATAGCCGCCCGGCCCATCAGGTCCCATTCCAGGTCCGTCGGCGGGGGCGCCAGCAGCGACGCCGGGACCACCGGCCGGATCATCACCGGGGGTGGGTCCGGGGTTGGGGGCGGCGCATGGCACCCACACGCGGACAATGCGAGGAGGCCGAGCAGCAGCCTCGGCCCGGATCCGTTCGAGTTCAGCCTGGTATGCACGGTCAGCTTCCTCCGCCTTCGTGACTTCCGCCTCCAGAGCGTTCCGCGCTGCCCGCTCGCCGGCCGCCAGCTTCGTCGAGTAATCCGCCCGGAGATTGTTCAGCGCCGCCTGTCCGCGCTCGTTCGCCGCCAGGATCCGCGGCGCCGCCAGGCCCCACCAGGTCGCGATCCCGCCGGCAACGAATGCAGCGAGCACAACGCCGGCAAGGATGGACAGCCGGACAGGCGTGAGGCCCCACATCACCGGACCCCGCCCTCGTTGGGGTCGTCCACGGCCGCGTGCCGCTTCTCGATGACGTCCGCCGTGGCGTAGATGCCGAGGGCAATGGTGGACAGGGCCACATACGTGGCACCGTCGATCTTCCCGGTGAACAGGGCCACCGCCCCGGTGATCTGCACGAAGGCCGACTGCAACAGTTTGGTCCGCTTCAATGACTCCAGCACGGTCACATCTCCTGGCAGAGCGGCAGCCGGTAGGTCCCGCCCGTCGCGTCCTCGTAGATGGCGAGGAGGTCCTGCAACTTCTCGGCGTAGACCGCCGTCGGCCGACCCTCCTTCATGGCCTCGCACTGCTTGACGCGCACCGCGAACAGGTCGCCGCGCACTTGGGCCACGATGATCGTGTGCACGTCCCGCTGGAGCTTCTCCACATCCGCCGCCATGGCGAAGCCGCCGATCCCCGGCAGCCAGTTGCACGCCCACGCGACGTGAAACGTGACGAAGGCCGTCAGCCCGATCTGCCACAGCGCGATGCTCAACCGCCACTTCCGCTGCCTGAGCGGGTTGTCGTCCACCGGCGGAACGATGGAGGTCACGGCCTCCAGCAGTCGGTCGATCATCGGAACAGGTCCTGGGTTGAGAGCCAGAGCAAGACCAGGGCAGCGGCGGCCAGCATCAGGGCGGGGAGGAGCTTGCTCATTTGCGAAGCCTCGGAATGCTGATCTTCCGGTTGCGGTTGTTGGTCGAAAAGACTTGGTTGTCGAAGCCGAACGGCGCCCATAGAGGGTCACCAATCGGGGCGTGGCCCATGGGCTGGCTGAAGAACATGGCCTCCATCCAGGTCATCCCACGCAGCAGGTTATGCAGCGTGGAAAGGTCCGCCGTCAGCGTTGCGGTGGTGGCATGGGTCATGTCGCCGCGACCGGCCAAGGCCCCGCGCTCGAGCGCGCGGTTCGTGACCTGGAAGCCGTTGGACGGCCCCATCAGGACGCCGGCGCCCGGTTGCGGCTTCCAGGCGTTGGCGTAAGGGGCATCGTAGAAGTTCACGTTGTCCCACCCACCGACCATCAGGTAGTACTCGAAGTCGATGACCTCCCCGAACTCCAGTTGCAGCGCCGTGTACGCCGCGCTGCCTGGCGCGCTCATTGCCTTCGTGTCGTTGCGGTGCCCGGCCGGGTTGTAGTAGGCGTACTTCGTGTTCAACCCCCACCCTTCGCATAACGTCCTGAAGTAGGACCAGCGCGCCCCGGTAGCGGTCCCGCCGTCGGCGGTCGTCAGGTTGAACAGGATGGGCTTGCGCCGCGCCTCACCGACGCTATGGGCCGCCATCTGGGCTGTCGCCCGGTCGATCAGGTCGCGCACGAAGGCCTGCGTCTCGGCATAGGGCGGGTTGCCCAGGTAGCCGCCGCCGAGTGATGAGGCTCCGACGCGCCCAATCGGCGGACAGGGGCCCGCGAACTTAAGCGCCAGGTTGCCATCGACCGTGTTGTTGTCGAGGGCATACCAGTCGACGGGGTGCCCCAGCTTGGTGTCGGTCACCGCATCGAGACTCTGGGTACCTCCAATGGGCAGATCGACGTTGCCGGCGCTAGGAGACAACGGAAGGCTGTAAGTGGTGGCCGTATCAACCACAGACGTGGGATTTTCCCAAGCCCCGTTCGGCCCGACCCCCATTTCGAGCGGAATGAAGCCGCCGTTGGTGACGGCAACCCGCCCACCACCACGGTCGTCTGCGTACAGGGTGCCGAAGGGTTCGTTGGGCGGGCCTGGGTACCCGATGAGGCGCACGACGTCCGTCATCGGCGCCACCTGGAGTGGTCCCGCGTACGACGGGAACTGGCACCCCACCGGTACGCCAGGCCCCAGAATGATGCCCTGCGCGAACAGCTGGCGGGCCTTCGTCGCGACCGGCGTGACGATCGTCGCCAAAACGTTTGCCCAGGTGCCAGCCTCGTAGATCGAATCGTAGGTCGTTGGCGACCCGCCGTTGCCGAGCGCGAGGTAGACGATGTTCGACAGCGGGATCCCGCGCCGCTGGCAGTAGTACTCGGTCTCGGTGACCGACCAGGTCACCGAGCTGTTGGCTACCACCAGCAGCCGCGATCGGATCATCCGCGTGAACGGGATCGTCCACGGGGCAACGGTCGGCAGGTTCGCCATGGCTTACTGGACGATCACCAGCCGGTGTGTACCGCCGGCCTCGTTCGAGAACGTGACATTGCCGTTGGCCGTTGCGCACTCGCCAATCAGGTTGATGCTGTTGCCGGCAGCCCATTGCGCACCAGCGATGATGGCATTGACGACAGCGGTGACATCGACAGACACGTTTCCAGCGCCAGAGATCAAGGCGCTCGACGCCGTCGTGCCGAGCCTCGTGACCAGAGACGGGCGCCGAGAAGCGTTGTCGAAGTTCGCGGTCGTTGGCGCAGAAGCATTGCTCTCCCCGTGAATTTTCAGGACAGAGGGGACACTGACGCTTGCCACCGGGACGTACAACGTCGCGCTCGAAATCGGGCCTGGGCCGTTGATCACGACGTTCGTGAAGTACCAGGACACCAGCGTGTCGCCGGTGTCGAATCCCGTGCCGTTACCGTTGGCGTCGTTGATGACCGGTGACGCCGTTGCGCTCCATGACGTCCCGACGATCTCCCTGCCGAATGGCGTGGTGCCAGTCAGGGTGAGGTCGTAGCCGCTGCCGGTGTTGTAGGGCTTCATGGCGAGGGCGGCCAACTGGCCGGGCGTGGTGCCCGGGATGGTGTGGGCGTTGCCGGTGCCGCCCGCGATCGCGTTGCGCTGCGGATCCAGTGCGGTCTCCGGGGTGGTCTGCTGGTAGGTCTTTTGCGGGGGGTACGGCATGGGAGTCTCCTCGTTGAAGTTCAGAACTTGGGCTCGCCGGCCGGGGCCGGTTTGGACATCCGGGCCCGGTCGCGGCCCTTTTCGATGAAGGCCGGCGGGGGCGAGACGGGGCGGACCTTGCTCATCTCGCCGACCATCACGCGCTCCACGGCGGCCTGGTACCTCTGCACGAACTTGGCGGTGCCGGCCTGCTTGCCCTGGGAGAGGGCCAGTTGTAGGAGGTCGCCGCGGGTGACGACGGTCGCCGTCTCGTCCTGTGGGCCGCCCACGCGCACCCGGGGATCGCTGTAGCCCTTGGACCCGATTACCTGCTGCACGGCTGACCGGCGCTCCTGGCCGACCAGCTGGCGGTACTCGTAGCAGGCCTGTCCGGTGCCCTTGCCGATGTCGAGCTCGTGCAGGTCCACCCGCACCCCCTGGACGCTCATCTCGCAGGGCACGGCGCTCGGCGCCACCCCGTTCTGGGCCAGGGCGTAGGTGGCGTCGTCGTCCTGGTACTTCGCCATGTAGAACGGCGAGAGCATGTCCGGGCCGATGAAGTCCTGGGAGTCCATGGGCGCGCCCCAGAAGTCCACCATCGGCGGGAGGTCCTCGTACAGCACCGGGATCGGGATGCTGTTGCGGACGTAGTTGAGGGCGCTTTCCAGGGGACCGCCGGCCTCAGTCTGCTTCCGCTCGGGATCCAGGGCGTTGCGCGCCGAACGCTGGAAGCTCGAATAGGGCAGGAAGCTCTGCACCAGGCGATCCGTGAACCCGGACTTACCGCCGGACTGCGCCGCCGCGAGGGCGTCCACCAGGTCCGACAGGCCGGTCAGCATGGCCTTGTCGTTCATGGCCTCCGCGAGGCTCGCGGTCATCACGACCAGGATGTGCTCGCGCTGCTTGTCGCTGGTGGCGTAGCGGTAGGCCTCGGCCATGTCCGCGATCACCGCGAGCGGGGTGGTGACGGGCTCGAGGCGGTCGTAGTTGATGGCCTCGTCGCCCACGGTGAGGGTGTAGGGCTTCCACCCCGCGGCCTCGTACACCTTCCGCAGCTGCGGGTTCGACGGGCCGGCGCCGCTGAGGGTGCCGTCCGTGGACGCGGAGATCGCCCAGGCGGCGATGGCCGAGCCCATGACCGCCCGGGCCATGGCCTCGTCCCGGGCCGCCCCGCCCTTCTGGATGCTGCGCCAGAAGTTCGGCGCCGCCGCGAACATCGGCGACCGCTCGACGGCATAGCTCAGGATGTTGGCCGGGGTCCGGTAGAAGGGGACGATCAGGCGCACCGCCGGGCTCGACCGGTGCACCTGGGCGAGGCCCTTGCCGATCCCGCTCTCCATGCTGTCCGAGAAGGTCTGGTAGCGCGAGAACTGCACCGACTCCCGGTACAGCTGCTGGAACTGCCGCTCCTCGGCCGAGAGCTTGGCCATGAAGGCCAGGTCCCGCTCGTCGCCGGTCAGCCCCTGGGCGTTCAGCCCCTCGAGGATCTTCTCCTGGTTGGGCCCGGCGAGGATCTCCTCGATGCGCTCGGCGAGCTCCTGCCCGGTCTTCCCCTCCCCGCGGGCCACCCGGTACGCCAGCGCCCGGGCCTGCTGGTTGAAGGCCAGGGTCTTGTAGAACTCGTCCGCTGCCGTCAGGGCCCGGCCCGGCGCGCTCACCGCGGACGCCGCCCAGTCGTAAGCCATGGCCATCGGGTCGCCGTGCTCGAGTCCGTACTCGCTGGCCGAGTGGATGGTGGTATCGGTCTCGATCTTCGTCTGGCCGAAGACGCTGTCGCCAGTCTTCCAGGCCTTCCCGGCCAGCCGGAAGGCGTCCAGCAGGTTGTTCACGTCGCCGTAGAACATCTGCCCGGCCTCGGCCGCGTACACCTGGCCGGAGCCCAGGGTCTGGCTGATGGCGCCGGCCAGGGCCCGCTCCGGGAGCGCCAGCAGGTTTACCAGGGAGTTGCTCACGGCGTTGACCACGTGCGTACGCGGGCCCGAGAGCAGGCTCATGGTCCGGTAGTAGACGAGGTTCTCGGCGGCCCGGCCCAGCCAGCTGACGGCGCCGGCCTTCTTCGAGGCCTCCTCCACGGTGGGGGCGTCGGCGATGAGCAGGGCCTTCTGGAAGATCGCGTCCGGGCCACCACCGCCCTGGAGGGCCGCCTCGATGGCCTGGGGATCCAGCCGGTCGGGGACCAGGCGCAAGGCACTGAGCGCCCGCGCGGTCTCGCGAATCGCGCCCTGGACGGACGTCTGCAGCACCGTGTGCCGCTGGAGTGCCCGCTGGTACTCGATGAGCTCGAGGTCGGTGACGTTGGCCCGACCTTTCACCTGGAGCGCCCGGCCCCAGTCCTGGAGCTGCTCGGCGCTCGCCACCATCAGCTGCCGGGCCCGGGTGAGCTGGGCGTCGTTCAGGGTCTGGCCGGGCTTCCGGCGCATCAGGGTGCCAAGCATGGCTCGCTCGTCGAGGGCGCCGGCGTTCTCGGCGGTCTCCGTCAGCGGCCGCGGGTTGTACCCGGCGTTCTCGGTCGACACCGACACCGCGTCCAGCACCTGGTTGACGCCCTCCTCGGTGTCGAGCCGCTCCAGGTTGATGTTCCGGAACTCGCTGCGTGGGCGCTCCATGGGCTGCGGATTCGCCGCACGGTCGAGGACCGGATCGCTGTCGGACGTGAGCCGCAGGGGATCGGCGGGCGGCTCCTGGGCCCGGCGGATGAGGTTCTCCGTGCCCGTGGCGGGCGGCGGCGCGCCAGGCGGAGACCCGGGTGGAAGGCCGCCGGGTGGTGCTCCGGGCGGCGTCACCACGGTGGCACCCCCGGCGGGCGGCGGCAGGCCGGCGCCCTGCGGTCCAGGCGGCGCAGGCGGGACGCGCTTCGGGGGCTTTAAGCCCTTGATTCGGCTCACAGGGGGTTGCCTCCGGGCACGCCCGTTATGCGAAATCGCCCCGTCATGGGGACACCCCTGGGTGTAGAATTGCGACGTGGACAAGCAAACCAACAGCTACCCGACAAAGCCCGGTGCCGACTGGGAGCAGTGGGGCTGGACGGACCGCAAGCGCAAGTTCTGGGTGGCGCCGGATCATTCGGATTGCTTCGAGGAACTGGCGGACGGTTCGTTCAAGCGCTTTGACTTGGGCGCGGTATTGCTCAAGGGCTTCCCGCCCGAGAAGGCCGCCAAGTCGAAGGCTGCCGCGTAGAACTCACGGCTCTGGTTCTCGATTGAGGCTTTCTCTGCCAGCTCCTCAGAGTTAAGCGGGCGCTGCTCGGCTTGGACCCGGCCGACGATGTCGCGCCACCTCTCGTAGAGCTTGTGCCCCTCGCCCTCCTTCGCCGCCCAGAGCTCTGGCGTGGTGACCTGAACCTCGTACTGCCGCCCATTCGGGCCGATGATGTTCATCTTCAGGTCGGCATAGCCGAGTGTGTCGGGCCGGCCGTCGAGTAGGCTGGTGCGAGGCGCGTTCGCCGCCGGCTTGAACTTCGCCTGCAGGTCCTTCCACACCTGCTCGGCCTCGGCCCGGCTCCTCACCAGGATCGTCCCGCGCACGAAGTCGCGGATCCCGGCAGCGTCGCCGCCCTCCTCCATGACAACCTTCTGCGTGACGCGATCCCAGCCCTTCACGTCGGCGACCAGGGCGTTGCCGGCATCGCCGGTGGCCGTCTTGGCGATCTCCTGCAGGATGGTCTTGTACTTGGGGAGGTACGCCTCGGCATCGGCACGCATCGCACGCAGGTTGGTCCGTGCTTCCGGCGTCAGCTTCGCCTCGTACGGTTGAAACTCGGCGGAGACCGGGAGCGCCTGGTCGGCCGCACCCTGGCCCTGGTCGCCACCACCGACGCTGCCCCGTTGGGCCGCTGGGGACCCAGGGACTATCGGACCAGTCGCCAGTCGCTTACGAAAGGCCGGTGCGTACTCTGGCCATCGCCGCAGGCCGGACCTGAGGGCGCCATAAGCGGGTCCCAGGAGGCCGAGGCCTGCCCCCTCCAGGGCGGCCTTCAGGGAGGCCTCCCACTCGCTGTCGGACAGCTCCCCGGACAGGGCCTGGGTGAGCTCGTTATCGAAGCCCAGAGACCGGGCCACGTCGGCCAGCGTGCCCGTCTTGTTCTCGAAGGCCATCATGTCGGCGAAGGCGCCGGCGGCCATGCTGCCCAGGGCACCGCCCGCCCCCGCCACGGCGAGCTGGGCCGAGAGCGGGCCGTACAGCGTCATGAAGGTCGAGATCCCGCGGGACAGGCCGCCGGCGAGCGACTCGGGGTCCTGGCCGGGGAGCTCCGGGGTGATGCGCTGGCCCTCGTCGTTCACGTCGATCAGCGGCCCGCGCGCGGCGCCGGTGACGGCCTTGTAGGCCTCGTTCAGTGGCGTGTTGACCTTCTTCGCCATCGCGTTCACGGCGTCGAGCGGCCCCTGCACGGCGCCGAGGGCAACCTGCTTGCTCCACTCCCCGACCTGCTTCAGGGCGGGCACGGTGGCCTTCGGGTCGAACGCACCCGGGGCGCCGGCGACGCCGGCCGGCACCAGCGTGTTGCGCGCGCGCTCGGCGGCCTGGTCGTAAGGCCGTGATCGGATGCGCTCGAAATAGTTGTCCTGGCCTGCCATCTACTGGTCCAGTTGAAATTCCCGGTAGGCGTCCTGGTGCTGGAGCTTCGTCAACGTGCCGGCCGCGAGGGCCTCGTCGAGCTTCTTCTTCGTCGCCAGCCGATCTAGCCGCTGCTCCTTGTCGAACACGCCATACCCGTAGTACCGGCCGCTGGCCGGCGCGGCGGAGATCGCCTTGGACCGCTCCAGGTACTTCGGGAGGTTCTCGCGGTACCACTGCTCGGCGTTGAAGCCGATGCCGCCGTCCATCTTCGCGGTGAGGAAGGCCTGTCGCCATTCGACCGCCAGGGCGGCGCGCTGCTGGGCTTCCTCCCTGGCGAACATGGTGATCAGCTGCTCGGAGGCGACGCCCTTGTTGATCGCGAGCTCGCCCTCGCGCAGGAGTCGATCAAACCGGCCGTCCTGCCAGAACGCGTCGTCCGTGCGGGCGAGCCCCGTGAGCAACTTCGCGCCGCCCTGAGCGGACAACTTGCCCTGCTCCATGTTCCGGGTGATGGCGGCCTGTACGTCGTCACGGGTGGAGCTGCCGTCGCCGAGACCAACCATCAGCCGGTTCACTTCTGCAATGGCGGTCGGGTCGTCGACGCCCTCAAGGTTCTGCGCGCGCTTCGCCTTGATCAGCGCGGTCTTGTCCTCGGGGCGGAGATCGGTGCCGGTGATGTCGGCGATCGTGAGCGCGTCCAGGTTCTCCCAGAGGGCGACAGCGTTGCCCCGCTGCCGCTCGGTCATGGCCTTGCTCTCGGCGCGGTCCCGGCGCTCCGTCTCGGCGACGATCGACCGGAACAGGGCCCGGCGGTTGGCGGCCGGCAGGCGCCCGTCGTCCAGGATCTCGGTGGCCAGCTGCGGCAGGTCCACGTCCTGGGCACCTGGACGGATCTGGCCGAGGTACTCGTCCTCGACCTGGAGGATCTGCAGCTGCTGAGCGCGATCGATGTACTCGGCGGTCGAGTACAGGCCGCTCGCCATGCCCTCCTCGTAGGCCTGCATGGCGCCCGCGAAGTCGCCGATCTGGGCCCGGTTGGCGGCGTTGTAGTCCGTCAGGGCCTTCCCCCGCTCGACCATGAGGCTCCGCACCTGGCCGGTGACCTCGACCTCGGCCGCCGCCAGCAGCTGCTTCCGCCCCTGCTCGAACTTGAACTTGGCGTTGCGGTCGCGGATCTTCGGCGCCTGCGCCAGCAGGTCGGCGGAGAACCGCTTCCACTCGTCCGACAGCACCTCGTTGGTGGCCACCGCGGTGCCCTTGGCGTCGGTCAGCTCGACCTGGCTCCAGCGGGGGTCGGCCAGGAAGGCCTTGGTCTTCAGCTCCACGTCGGTGAGGGCCGCCGACGCCGCTGCCTCGGCCTCGGCGCTCTGAATCCTCGCGGTGACCTGGGCCACCACGTCCAGCCCCTTGGCGAGCGCGAGGCCCATCGAGCCGGCCTCGGCCGCCGCCTGCTCGGGCGACTGCGAGGCGAGCTGGGGGATGGCTTGGGAGCGGTACCGGGGGAGTTCCATCAGTCGCCGCCCCCGCTCTTCGTGAACAGCCCGGCCTGCTGGGCCAGCAGCGCAGCCTGGGACAGTCCCGCGAACAGGTTCCCGACTCCCTGGGCCTTGTACTGCTGGGCGACCGCCTTGCCGCCGGCCAGGGCGGTCGCGACCTTCGAGGCGCCGACGCGGGCGGTGATCTTCCGCTCCCGCTCGAACTCCCGGGCCTGCTCGGCCAGGAGGTTGAGCACCGAACCCTGAGTGATGACAAAGCCGGCGCCCGCAGCCCGGGCCCGGGTGACCCCGGCGAGGGTGCGCTCCTCCTGCGAGATCTGCTTGATGCGCTCGTCAGTGGCGATCTTCTCGTTTGCCGCCTCGATCCGGGCCGCCCGCTTGGCCGCCTTCGAGGCCTTGCTCGAGCCGATCAGGCCAGCCACCGCGCCCACCGCCCCGATGACTGCTGCTACCGCCACGTCACTCTCCTACGCCGACGCCCAGGTCGCCGAACAGGCCCACGATCTGGGTCGCATGCGGCAAGTCCTGCTCGATCGTCAGCCCGCCGTCGGCCCAGCCCTGGGTGTTCACCTTGAAGTCGCCCGAGCGCAGCGCGCCCGGATTGGCGCGATAGGCGCCGCCCGCCTGCGCGTAGTCGGACGGCCGCTCGCCGTTGATCTTCGGCAGGGCTGACTGGAACAGCCGGGCGAACACGCCCGACCACCGCTTCGGGTTGCCCATCGATGGCCCGGTCGGGTTGCCGACCACCGGCTCCACCAGGACGGCCTTGCCGAGGAACGGCACTCCGATGACCAGGTTCGAGCCGCTGGCCGTGATGACTCCGTCACCGGCCGTGCCCTCGAGGACCAGCCAGTCATCCACGTGCATCACGTTGGTGGCCCCGGAGCTGATCAGTTCGCTCGAGATCCGGATGTAGGCCGCCGTCGGCGGCGCGGTGAAGGTGACCGAGGCCGCCGTAAAGCTCACCGGCAACAGGTCACCCGCATCGACGTGGGCGAAAGAATGGGTCGCAATCAGGACCCCGCTGCCGTTGTAGACGTAGACGATGACCGGATAAGCGTAGGAGTGGGCATTGGCGTTGCCGCGCCGGTACCAGTTCGACACCGTGTACCGTTTGCCGGGCGTGACGGTGACGTTGGCCGACAGCACCGAGCCGGAGGCATACGACACAGCCGGCGGGGCCAGGTTGGCGCCAAAGCCGCCGGTGCGCGCCGCGCCGGCCGTCCGTGACGCGGACGTGTAGGTCCAGGTGCCGGCGAGCTCGAAGCTGGGCTCGGAAATCGTCACCGGAGTCGAAGGCGGGATACTGCCGGAGTCGACCACCGTGGCGCTGCCCTGGACCGCGCCCGCGCTGTTCAGGATCGTGACCGTCTTGCCCATCAGGTGGTTCAGCCCGGAGACCGTCCCGGCGGTGTCCGACCGCACCACCCACCCGTCCAGGTGCTTCGTGGCCGTGGCCGATGGGGAGTCCACCGGGGCGTCGGTGACCGGGTAAGGCAGGCGCTCGATGCTGACGTAGCCGCCCCGGTTGATGACGGCCCAGAGCTCGTCGCTGCCGTCGCCGTCCTCGCGGACGGTGATGGCCAGCACCGTCCCGTCCAGGGTCAGGGGACAGAACGCCAGCAGGCCGGTGGCCCTGGCGTAGGGCACCGCCAGAACCATGCCGGGATGCTCGGTGTGGGCGTACAGGACTGGCTGCGGGGTGTGCGCGTAGACCAGGCGCGCGATCCGGTACCGGGCCAGGTGCTCGGCCAGGGCGGACATCTCCTGGGTCTCGAATGGCCCGGACTGCCGGTTCCAGCGCATGGAGCGGATCTGGCGGCGCCCACGGGCCACGAAGACGATCTCGTCGCCCACGACGGCCGGCATGAGGGGCTCGCACCGGTCGTTGCTCTGGGCGACCACCGCGCCGTCGGTCGGGGTCAGGGAGACCTCGGCGTCCACCACGTGAATGCCCCGGCTGGTGCCCACCACCAGGCCCTGCTGGCTGGCGAGCCAGGCAATGTCCGGGGACTCGAAGCTGTCCAGGTCCCGGGACCAGGCCTCGTCGTCCTCGACGCCCAGGACGAAGTTGGTGGGGCCGCCGATCTGGGAGCCCCAGATGGTTCGGGGGCAGTCCCGGGAGCGGGCCAGAATCAGCCGCTGGTCGTGGAACAGCGCGCACCGCGGGAAGCCCCGGTCGCCGGGCCCGTAGGAGATGCTGGTGGCGCTCCAGGCGGCGCTCGGCTGGACGGCCTCCCAGGCCGGTGGGCCGGGCAGCGGGGTCCAGAGGGTCGGTGCCGCCGCCGGCGCGGTCGCCGTCGAGACGTGCGCCAGGATGCACTGGTAGTACACCCCGAGGTTGGTGACCACCGTCGGGTACGACCAGGCGGCCTCCTCGCCACCGCGGCCCGCCGCGTTGGTGGCCTGCTCGATGCGGAGGGTCGCGGACTCAGCAGCGGCCACCAGGCTGACCTCGACGCCACCAGCGGCCCCGGACATGGTGATCCGGTAGGTCGTGCCGGCCTGGAAGGCCACGGTGACGTCCGCCTCGTTCTCCACCAGGGGGGACTCGAGGATGGCGTCCTTGATCCGCTGCTCGTTGGTGACCGTGGAGGCCGCGGAGTAGACGAACCGGCGCGGCGCATTTTCCGAGTTGAGGATGCCTTGGACACCTCTGATCGGCAGCCCCGTCAGGCGGCTCACCCGCTCCTTGATGACCTTGCCGCCGACGTAGACCAGGTAGCTGTTGCCCGCGGCGAAGCCCACGAAGGTCACGTCGTTGATGGCGTTCTGCCGGGGCGGCGAGCGCGAGTCGTTGAAGTTCCGCTTCGGGAACAGCGTCGGCGGCGGGCTGGTGACGGTCCAGCTGGTCGTGCCATTCACGGTCACGAAGAGCGGCGCGTCCCGGCCGTTGGTCAGGACCAGGAGCCGCCCCTGCTGGGCGTACTGAATGGGCGCGCTGGCGAAGTTGGCGATGGGCAGGGCGACGGTGTACGCGGACCCGCCCGAGGTAATCAGGCCACTCGTGGTCCAGCCGCGCAGCGTGTTGCCGACGATCTCGAAGGTGATGTCCGGCTCGGCGTCGTTGGACGACGTCCAGGGGATCATCTCGACGGCCGGCAGGGGCGTGACCTGGGAGGCGGCCGACAGCCCCAGGTGCTGCAGCCCACGGCGCAGCAGGATCCCGCCCTGCTGAGTCACCACCCAGTTGCGGGAGTACTTGCTCGAGGACGCGTACCGCTGCAGGTCAGCCCGTGCCAGGACCCGGGGCGAGACCTCGCCCCCGGTGAGGTCGCTGATCAGGACGCGAGCCCGCGGCATCACCAGGCTCCGTAGTTGGACCCGTGGCGGGCGGTCTGCAGCCGGGTGGCGTCGTCGAACTGGTCGGTGATGCCCTCCTGCTCATCGGTCTGCCGGAGCAGCTCCCGGGCGGCCGCGTAGGCCTGGGCCATCTCGGTCCGCTTCGTCCGCGATTCGGTCAGCGGCACGGCCATCTTCCAGGCCAGGTAGTGCGCCATGGCGTCGTCCATCATGGGATCGAAGGCCGTGGTCGCGATGTTCTTCACGTACTCGACACAGGCCTGCGGCTCGTCCAGGGCGATCTCGCTGCCGGTGACGATGCGCCAGCGGGTGACCACCTGGCGCCCCTGGGTGAGCCGGGACACGTCGGTGGACAGGCCCGGGAACACCGTCAGGACCCGCAGGCAGTCGGTCGGCAGGACGAACGTGTAGGCGTGGTCCGGGTGGACCTGGACGCCGGCGGTGGTGAGATCCGCGTAGGCCCGGGCGCAGTTGGGCTTGCAGTCCCGCAGCGCGGCCTTGCGGGACATCGTCAGCAGGTTCGCCACCAGCCGGGACTTGGCGTCGTCGGGCGTGGCCAGCTGCCCCGAGGTGATCAGGCCCTCCCCCAGAAGGAGGAGGGCCTGATTGGCGATCTCCAGCTCGGTCGCCACGGCGGCGGATCAGGCCGCGATGTCGATCTGGACGACGGCGGTCTCCTCGAGGCGGACGGCCCCGATGATGGCCTCCATGTAGATCCGCAGCATGAAGCTGTTGCTCGGATCCTCGCCGACGCGGGTGAAGCCGTCCAGCGGGAGGTGCAGGCCGACGCCCTGGTCGGTGAAGCACACCACGCTCTTCCGGCCCGAGATCTGCGGCACCTGCTCCGTGCGGACGAACTTGAATCCGAGGTAGGTGTCGATCTCGCCGTTCACCAGCGCCTTGACCGTGTTGTAGTCGGAGCTCGTGACCTCGGTGACCTGCAGGAGGTCCTCGAGGCCGTTCGAGGCCAGGGCGCAGATGCGGTTGCCCGCCACCTCGTTGGCGTCGAACTTCTTCTTCGCCTGGCGCAGGAGGTCCAGGGTGAGGCCGGTCGCGCCGCCGGAGTTCAGCAGCTGGTTCGCGCTGTCGAACGCCGTGGTGCTGGAGCCGCCGAGGCCCGTGCCGGCCGCGCCCACCAGGGCGGCGAGCACGACGGAGTCGATCTGCCGGCCGTAGGCGTAGGAGGCCGCCTGGAGGTACGAGGAGCGCGGGTCGATCAGGATGCGCGCGGCATCCGTGTGGTCGAGCGCCTCGCCCCAGGAGTACGGGCTGCCCTCGGTGTAGCGCTTCTGGTGCGTGACGTTGAGCACCGGGGTGGCCTGGACACGCACCGGGGACTTCGCGGCCATGTTGGCGGCCAGCTGGGTCTCGAAGTGCACCCGCGCGGCGTTGTCGTACTTGATCCGCTTCAGCAGCGGGCGGATCCGCGACTCCATCTGCTGGCCGCGGTGATGGACGTTACGCTCGAAGGCGTAGGTGAATGCTTGATCAATGGAACTGGACATGACGGGACCCTCCCTGGGTCGGTGCGATTGCGGACTGCCGTGTGGGCGTCGGGGATCCCGTCAGGGGCCGACTGGGCGTGTCGCCGCCTGTGCGCCCGGATTGCCCGGGAACCAGACGGCAGGTCCGCAAAGGGAGGGTCTGCTGTCGGGCGGGAAACTACTCCCACCCGACAGCGAGAGTCAACTACCGCCGACCGACGTTCTTGGCGAAGGTCTCGAACGGCACGTTGAGGACGCTGTTGTCCCCTGAGACCAGGGCGGCCCGCCGGCGCAGCAGGTCGTACCGCTCGTCGAGCAGCGGCTTGCTCCGCGCGTCGTACTCCGGGACCTTCAGGATCTTGTCGTCCAGCTCGGCGAGCTTGGCGTCGACCTCCTGCAGGCTCATGCCGCCGCCTGATCCCGCGCCAGCCGGGGGCTTCGTGCCGTCTTCCGTCATGCTCATGCCGATCTCCATCAGGACGTTCAGGATCCCGCCCGGATCCCCGTTCAGGTTGTACTTGGCCGAGGCCCGGCGGATGGCCTCGAGACCCCCTGGGCCGCTCTTCTCGGTGATGGCCTTGAGGGCGGTTTCCATGGTGGACACCTCCCGCTTCAGGGCCGCCTTGGCCTGGGTCTTGGTCAGGCCCATGGCGTGGTAGTCCTTCAGCCGGCCGGCCTTCCAGGCGTCGTCCAGGCCCACGGTGGACAGGTCGACATCGGCCACGTCGTAGCCGGTCGGGTCCGCTGGGATCTCGCCCGGGATAAAGCCCCGCTTCGCCACCGCTTCAGCAAAGGCCTTGGCGCTCGCCTCGTCGCCGTCCCTTGGCAACGCGATGCTGGAGCCCTTGTACCGGTCCAGATCGATCATCCGCTTCACCGCGGTCGCCAGGTCCGGGGTGTTCCTGACGCTCTCGACCTCCTGCAGTTCCGCAGGCAGTCCCTTAGCCCACTCGGGTACGCTCATCTTCCACCTCGTGAAACAACGACATCAACTCCGCGGCGATGGACCGTCGGCCCTCTCGCCACGCCAATTCCAGCTCGGTCCGGGGCGGGGCGATGGTGCCGATGGCCTCCCGCTCGATCATGGCGCGGACGCGGTCGTCGGCCGCCAGGAGCCGGTGCACCAGGTACTTGAACCCCGCCTCCTCCACCTCAGGCCGCCCCCTGCCCCATCAGGGCCCCCGCGGCCTGGGGTCCGGCGCCAGCCCCGACGTCGCGCACCACCTGGCCGCCCGCCACGGCGAGACCGGCCTGGCGCTCCTGCTCCTGGCGGGCCTTGCGCTCGTCCCTGATCTCGTCGACAGCGGCCTGGTCCCGGAGGGCAACCGCTGGCACCGAGCGGCGCTTGGCCGCGTCCAGGGTCCACCCGTCCCAGTCCACCCAGTCGAAGACCTCGGGGTTGAACTGCGCCGCCTGGCTCAGGTCGCCGAGGAACAGCAGGGTCTGCTCGATCCCCTGCGACTGCTGGGCGACCTGCAGGGGCGACGTGTAGCGCACGTCCAGCTTGCCCTTCGCCTCCATGAGGCCCGGCGGCATCGGCGGGAAGGCGCCGTTCCGGTACAGGATCATGAACGACCGCTCCACGGCCCAGCGGAGCAGCCGGCGGAGGTGGCCGACGGACTCGCCCAGGATCCGCTGCGCGCGCTCCAGGCGCTTCGCGACCTCGTAGGCGGTCGTCCCGCTGCGCACATCGCTGGGCTCCCGGATCAGGTCGGCGAAGAACGTGCGGAGGATCGACGCCCGGAGGTCCTCCACCTTCACCGCCGTGAGGTTGAAGTCCGTGCCGTCGTAGAGGGGCATGAGGGCATTCGGGTCGCGGCACGTAGTGAGGCCGCCTGCCCCCATGTCCAGCTTGCCCTGGATGTTGTTCAGGCCGGTCTTCATGGGCCGGTCGATGGACTTCTCCCACGCGTTGAGCTCGAGGCGCTTGGCCTCGTTGATCGTGCGGATGTCGGGCAGGGCCATGAGCCCGGGGCAGTTCGCCCAGATGCTGCCGCTGGTCCGCGCCCACCGGGCGGTGTAGCGGGGCATCTCCAGGTAGCCCGACTCGCGGACCGTGAGCTTGTCGACCAGGTTGATCCACACCGAGGCGAACGGCATCTTCTTCGGGTCCGCCGCGCCGGCTTCGATGCCCTTGACGTCGATGTCCTCCAGGTCGCGCGGGTAGACCGCGTGCAGGAACTTGACCTTGCTCTCGGGCTTGGTGTTGGCGATCTCCTGCACCTTCGGCCCGACCTCGGCGCCGAACATGGAGACCCACTGCATGGCCGACATCTCGTAGGCCCGGAACGACAGGGTCAGGTCCCCATACTCGTCCGGCAGCAGGACGAGCTCGCGCAGCCAGACGGACTCGAAGTTCAACCCATCGAACTTGCCCAGGCGGTCCTTGCGCTCGTCGCACTGCAGGGTGCCCACACCGAAAGATGGCAGGTCCGAGTAGACCTCCCCCATCGCTTCGTAGAAGTTGCACCGAGAGAGTTCCTTCCGCTGGATCTCGGCGCAGGCCTCCAGCCACTCCTTGAACGCATCGCTGGACGCGAGGTCCTCGGACCGGAACGTGATGTCGAGCCAGGGGCTGAAGGCGGGGGTGAGTGCGGCGGCCAGGTAGTGGGCCAGGTCGTCGTTGGCCTGCGGGCCGGTGGAGTCCCACAGCTTCGTGGTCCGCTTCTCGCCGTCGGTCTTCGGGCCGGTGAAACCGACCTTGGCCGGGTGGATGTACTCCGCGAGCTCGTCCCACAGGGACAGCATGGGCGCCTGGAGCCCCTCGCCACGGGTGTGCAGCCCGATCAGTTGCTCCGTCGTCATGCGCTTCATGGCCGCTTCCTTTCGATCATCGTGGGTTGACAGTGCCGACGACCCGCGTCGGTTCGCGATCCGGGTGCCAGCTGATCACCTGCGGCGCCATCATCACCAGGTAGCGCATGGCATCCATGAGGTGGTCGTTCTCCTTGACCAGGTGGCCCCGCTCGTCGCGCCGGTACAGCCGGAGCTCCTGAAGCGTCTGGACCATCGACCGGAAGATCTTCAGGCGGCCGGTGGTGAGCCGCTCCCACACCTCGAAGAGCCCGGCTTCCACGGCGTTCGGCGCCTTGAAGATCTGCAGGCCGAGGTCCTGGTAGTCCTGGAACAGGCGCTCACCGTCGCGCTGGCCGCGCCCACGAGAGGCGGGGTCGATGGCCCCGAGCAGCGGCTCACCGCGTGCGCGGATCGCCTGGACGTGGACGGGGGGCTCCGCGACGCCGCGCTTGTACTCCGAGTACAGGTAGATGCAGTCGACGCCCTGGGACTGGTCCCAGGCGCCCCACACAGCCGCCGTGGCCTTCCAGCCCACGTCGAGGCCGTAGCCCTTGGGCCAGTGGCGCGGGAGGACGAAGTCGTCGACCACGATGTCCTCCTCGGGCAGCGGGTAGATGGCCCCCGCCCCGACCGTCGGGATGCCCTTGGACCGGGCGTCCCGGAGGTACGGGGGCGTGCCCGCCAGCAATCGCGCCTTCTCCTCGGCCGCGAGGTGCGGGACATCGTCCCAGCCGGCGGTGACAACGACCTTGCTCATTCGCGGCGGGTGGCGGCCCTGCCTGCCCTGCCGGCCCTGCCGGCCCTGCCGGCCTCCGGCGGACTCTCCGGGGGACTCTCTGGCGGCGTGGTAGGAGCAGCGGGAGCCGGCGGCGCCTCCTGGCCCACCCGCTGATAGGCCACCGTGGCGATCGCATGGAGGGCGTGGACCACCGGCGTGGTGTTGCGCAAGTACAGCGTCCGCCCGTAGGTCTGCGCGCCGGCGGGCAGGTCGAAGCCCTCGATGATCAGCTGCTCGTCGAGGCGCGCCGCCTGCAGGACCAGGTCGGGCGGTAGCAGCACCGCCCACACGCCGAAGCCCACCCGGGGTTTGCCGAGCAGGACCAGCCGGTCGCCGTCCACATCCGCCTCGAGCTTCGGGGCACGAATCACGTCACCTTCGTAGCGCATCGGGTTCTCCAGTTACATCGTGGGGGTGGCCGCGAGATCCGGCGGAGCCAGGTGCGGCAGGAAGTACAGGGCCGTCTCGGACAGCCCCTGCAGGGGGGTGAAGGTCGCCATGATCATGCCGCCGCGCTGGCCAGGGACCGTGCTGGCCGTGCGGATGAGGCATTCGCCGTAGATGTCGAACGGCGGCTCCTCGTCCAGGAGGATGACGTCCTGCTCGGTGCCCTCGAAGGCCTTGCGGCCCTGGTCGTAGGACCGGAAGCCGAGCTTGCTGGTGCCGCCGGTGACGTGCCGGATGCTGACCACGTCGACCATGTCGGACAGACCGGAGCGGGCACGCATCCGGATGATGGTGTCGCCGGGGATGACTCCCGTGCCTCGGTCCTCAGCCGGTCCCAGGAGCTTCGCCTGGAGGATGTCGCGAACGGTCTCGGAGGTCTGCCCGCAGGCCCAGGCCTTGATCGGCCGCGTGAACCGGAAGCCCTCCCACCAGGCTGGATACTGGCCGGTGAGATGGAGCACCAGCTCGTAGCAGCCCACCGACTCGGTCTTGCCGATTCGGTTACCGGCCATGAAGCACCGCTCTTCGTGGCTCGCGCCGAGTCGGAAGAACTCCAGGTGCTTCGGGTAGAGCTCACGGCGCAACGGCCCCGCGTCGGGGAAGTACGTCCAGAGCTTGCGGCGGCGACCACGGCGTTCGCGCTCAATGCGTAGGCGTAGGCGAACGCGTTGCAGCCGCTGCCGCTCGTCGATCGAGATCGGCGATCCGCTCATCCAGCTCCTCGTCGCTCAGCTGCTCCAGCTCGTCCACCCGGACCCGGTCCACCCACATGGCAAAGTGCTTGCCGATGAGTTCCAGGGCCCGGATGGCTCCGCCGGAGTCATAGCGGTACTGGCCAGTCTCCTGGCCGTCCCGATCGAGGACCGGCTCCGCCTGCATGCAGCGCTCGACGTTCTCCCGCAGCTTGCCGAGTACCCACTTCTCGTCCATCTCCGCGCGCTGCGCCAGGGTGCGTTGGTGCTCCTGGATGGCCGCGGCGATCTTCGGGCTGTGCAGCAGCCGGTAGCCCACCCGCTTCGCGTTGCGCGCGCTGTAGCCGGCTTCCTCGGCGGCGCGCTTCGCCTCCAGGTGCACGCAGTAGCGCGCGACGAACAGCCGCTGGCTATCGGTGAGACCGTTGCGCGGGGTTGCCATTACGTCAGCACCCGCCAGGCCAGGCGGACCACCAGGACCAGGACGAGGACCCAGAACACCAGCCCAACAGCTACCGCGCCCCGGGTGTCCGTCGTGCCCCAGAGCGCGCCGCCAGCCCGCGCGCCGTGGTTCTCCTCCAGGTGATTCAGCAGCCGGGTCATGAAGCCGGCATGGCCGTACTTCCGCCGCCGCTCGTACCACCACCGCGACCAGGACACGCAGGCGCCACCGGTCAGCACCCGGGTGCCGTAGTTGAGCGCGTAGAGCAGCCGCCAGCGCAGCTGGTTTCCGGACCAGCCCGCCTTGAAGGCAATCTCGTCGAAGCGGCCGAAGCCCCGCAGCCAGAGCCGGACGTTGGTCACGTACGTTGTCATCACTCCTCCCTCCCCGTCTGAGGCGGCGGCCGGCTAAGGCCGTCCGGGTGCTCCGTGCGGGGCCCAACTTGCCGCCATCCGACCACCGCCGCCTCAGTTCGCTTGGCCATGGCGCTGCCCGCGCAGGATCCGGCTGATGCCGCTGATGCTGTAGCCGAAGATCTTCTCCAGCTCGCGCAGCTTCAGGCCCTGCGCCCGCAGCCGGCGCATCTCGTCGACCTGGTAGCCCTTGAGCGCGCACGCCGGGTGATTGGCGCCGGTCTGGCCTTGCCATCCCCCGCTCATCAGGTCGCCGGCAGCGGTTGCCCGCGCGCGTCCATGCAGACCTTGTTCGACCGGTCGCTGGCGACCGCCGGCGACGTGGCCGGCTTCCGCACGGCGACCACCCAGAAGCAGGCCCCGTAGTGCTCCGGCCCCATTGGCATCACCGCCCTCGTCACCTTGCCGTCGATCTGGGTCCACGGCACCGCCGGCTGGCCGGGCGGCTGGCGATAGATCAGGTAATGCGACAGGTCGGTCAGTGGCATGGGCTGCCCTTGGGTATTCGCAAGATGGGTCGGCGCGACCCACGTCCAGACACCGGTCTCGGTGCCGACGTGCATTCGCCACCGCTTCGTGAAGGGCGTCCCGTTCGCCGTGCCGCGGTGGACCCACTGGCAACTACGCTTCGGGTCGATGTTGACGTAGATCTGGCAGCGGGTGATTGCCTCCACGGTGCTCGGTCCCTCGTACAGGATCCGTCCGTCGCCGGCCTGCGCGGTGTAGGTCGTCGGTGTCGTCTGGGCCAGCGCGCCGGAGATCCATGCGGTCGCGGCCAGGGCCAGCACCAGAGTGATCGCGCTCAGTACTTTCGTCATGTCATTTGCCTCCTTGCATTGCTTCCAGGCTGCTTACGCGGCCACGCCGCAGATGACCACCGGCAGCACCTCGACGGTCACCAGCAGCCGGCCGAGGTCGACCACTTCGCCGCGCTCGATGGTGAACTTGTCGATCTGGTTGTCGTCGGCGTAGACGCCCGCCTTCTGCAACGAGTCCCACAGGGCCTTTCCGAGATTGTCGAGATCGCGACGGCGCCGGTCCGGTGGATTCGCGATGACGTGCATGGCCAGCCGGTCACTGGCTTCGATGGGATAGCGCGGCAGCGCCGCGACGACGCGAGCGACAGCCTTCTGGTAGGCCTTGCCCTGATCAGAGACGTGCACGAAGGCCCTCTGCCCTCCCCTGGGCACGAAGCTGCGCCAGTAGGCGTTCACGCTCGGGGGCCAAGGGAGGGCGAGGGTCAGCACGTCAGGCCTTGCCAGCCTTCGCGTTGGCGATGCGGTCGGCCAGCAGGTAGCCCTCGAGTTCCCAGATCTTCTCTGCCGCCTTGCGCCGGGCGATCTGCTGCCCGAGCTCGACGTTGAAGTTCTCCGGGCTCACGCAGGCGCTCTCGCCCGTGACGCTGAAACCATTGCGGAGGACTAGGCGGCACGTCGTCAACGTGCTGCCCGGCCACTGGTGGTAGTGCTCCTCGCAGATCTGGTTCTCCACGTGCTGCGGGGTGATGGTCAGCCCGGTCGGCGTGGGCTCGGCTGCGGCGGTCGGTGTGTCTTCGGTCACTTTCGGTCTCCTTGGGTTGGTCGGTGCGGTGAATCAGCCGGCCGGCGTGTACAGGTCCGCGAGCTGGTGCACGACGGCGGTGAAGATGAAGTCTTTCGCCTGCTGCTCGCGGGGCAGCTGGTCGAACGGCCGGATGCACGGGTGGGTCCGGGCCTCCGGACTCTTGATTGGCCCGTAGATCCAGCCCTCCGCCGCCTTCTGGCGCATCCAGCTTTCGTGACTGGCAGCCGGGCCAGCCAGGGGATCCTCGAGGTGGAGGCGGACGCCGGCGCGAGCGCTGTCCTTCTGCCAATCGGGCGCGTCCCCCCAGGTGGGCTGGCTGTAGTCGCCGATCGCCTGGCAGTACGCCCGGTTGATCTCGTGGCAGGCCTTCGCAATGTCGTCGAGAGTCATTGTCGTCTCCTGTTCCTTCGGCGCCCGCTATCCGGCCTTTGCGGTGCGCGTGCTGGTTGTCGGATGGAATGACCACCGTCCGGCCGGACCAGCTACTTGCCGGTGAGGTATTCGTTACGCCGCCTGCCGCAGCAGGTCCCCCTGCTCGCCGTCCGTCAGGTTCATCTCCGCCCGGACCATCTGCCCCAGCAGCGGCTCCACGTCGGCCAGCTCGTCACCAGCGACGGGCCAGGACAGCGAGCCGGACAGCAGCCCGCCGGACTTGTCGAGCACGATGGTGATGCCGGTCAGGGTGCCGCCGGCGATGTGCATCTCGTCCTTGCCGGTGCCAGAGAAACGGATCGAGGCGGTGAACTCGCGCCTGGGCGCGGCGATTTCGAGCCGAGCACGGGGCGCGCCCAGCTCGTCGAACAGCACGTTGCGCGCCCACGGCACACCCTGCTCCAGCGCGACGCCGAGCAGCGGGTCGATCTCCTCGCGGGTGACGAACGCATCGCTGAACTTCAGGTGCGCGATGACGGCCTCGGTGCCCTCCTCGTCCTTCCCGCGCTTCACGCTCAGCGACTTCGACAGGGTGACGGTGGTGGTGAGCTTCATGGGTTCCTCCGTGCGATCAGGCGGGTGGAGTGAGCAGGTCGGCGGCCTGGTCCAGCAGGTCAGCGGCCCGCCGGTAGCCCGCCGCGAGGGCCCGCAGGTCGGTACTGGATTTCAGCGCCGGAGCCGCAGCCGCCGGGGGGGGGTACGGCCTTGCCGCGCAGCTTGGCGATGGCCTTGGCCGCCGCCGCGCTCGCCTTCTTGCCCGCGGGGCGGTGCTCGGCCTTCTGCCGGCTCTCAGGGTTGCTGTGCTCGGCGCAGTAGCGCCGGCCCATGCCGGGTGCTTTCGGCTTGCCGCAGCCGGCAACGCCGCAGGGTTTGGGTACGTTCTCGGCCATGTCGGGCTGCTCCTGGTCGTCCTGTTTCGGGAAGCCGGGATCGCCCGGCCGCAGAATCCGCACCGGCGACACGGTCACCGGCATGCCGTTCTTGCCGACCGACAGGTCGCTCACCGGGTCACCCCCAGCGTCCGCAGGTTCGCTAGGCGCTCGGTGGCCTTGGCCACGACCTTGCCGGCCGGCTCGTAGAACCGCAGCGCGGTGATCAGCTCGAGCAGCGACTCGGCGGCATGACCGGAAGCCTCCCGAAGCACCGCGTAATCCCGATACGCGACCGGCTCGCGCTCCGGGTACGTGGGCTTCGGTCTACCCCAGTCCATCGCGCTGCTCACGTCGAGAGCCCTGCCAGCAGCCGGTCGAGGTTGCTGCCGATCTTCGGCGCCATCGCCCGGATGTCCTCCCGGTCCTGGTCGCTCCGCGGCCCGTGCGGGTAGGCATCGTCGAGCTGGCGGGCGACTTCGCGCTTGTACCGGACCGCGGCGCGGAGGTGCTCTGGCCGGGTGTCGTGGTCGCGCATCAGCTTGCGCAGCAGCACCAGGTTCAGCTGGCCGTGCAGGGGGCTGAGGTCGACGCCGGTCTCCCAGGGCGACGGCAGCTGCGGGGCGCGACGCAGTCCGTCGCCGCGGCACGCGCTCACGAACTGGCCGAGCGTGGGCGCGTAGGCCACATCCCGCCGGGACAGCTCGCGCAGGCCGGTGGCTAGCTGCTCGTCGCTGAGCTCGTCGATCCGCGCGCGCCAGAGCGGCGGAGGCTCCGGGCCAAAGTTCGTCAGCAGGGTCTGCCCGAAGATTTCGGCGAGCGCCGACCAGGTGCGCTCGGCGCGGTCGAGGATTTCAGCCACTGACCAGCCTCCCCGGCTGCGCCGGAACGTCCGCGGTGGGGGCCAGGGTCTTGCGGAGATCGACGCCCGTGGCCTGGCGGACGCGATCCACGGCGGACAGCGGGGGCGGCTTCCCAGCCCCCGGGGCTGGCTTGAGCGGGACCAGGCCCTGGTACCCGTTGGCGATCGACTGCTCGACCACGGCCATCTGGTCGGGGCCGTAGGTCGCCAGCGCCTTGGCCGCTGCCTGGCGGGACTCCGGCCGGATGGCTGGCTTCCGGGCGGCGCGGTAGGCCTCGAACCGCTCCCAGGCGGCGAGGTCGAGCCCAGGGACCGTGGTCACGTCGAACGGCGGGGGCTTCCGGCGCGGCGGCGCAGCCGCCCTCTCTCCCGAAGGGAGAGATATATATCCCTGTCCCTGTCCCTGTCCCTGTCCCTGTCCCTGTCCCTGTCCCTGTCCCTGTCCCTTGGACGCTGTTACAGGTTCAGTAACAGACCCTGTGACAGACGGCGGCGCGCTCTGTGACAGACTCTGTGACAGCTCATGTAACAGCTTCTGTCGCTCCGCCTGCATGGCCAACTTGTCACCCTCGCTCGCGCTCTGTGACAGGCGCTTCTCGATGGCCGCCAGCCGGGCCTTTAGGGTCCGCTCACGCTGTGCCCGCTTGCGCTCGATGGCGTCGTTCACGCCCTCGGCCACCACCCGGTGGTAGAGCCGGCCGTCCTCGCACACCAGCCAGCCGTGCAGGGCCCCGGCCTTGAGCTTCTTCCAGTTCTTCAGGTCCCGCCCCAGCTCAGCCAGGCGGCACAGCTCAACGTCGTCATCGGGGAGACTGCCCGCCGGCACCTGATCCCAGGACTTGAGCCACAGCGTCACCCCGGCCCGCCACTCCGCGTCGCTGGCGCGAGCGTGGAAGGCGGAGCCGAACAGTCGCGCCCGGAAGATGGGCGTGAAGGCGAAGTCGCGGAGGTCGGCGTCAGGGGGCGTCAGGGCGGCGGGCAGGTTCACTACTTCGCCCCTCCCCGGCTCTGCTTGAGGTTCTCCAGCGACAGGATCACGTCGTCGATGTGGCGCACGGGGAACACGATGACGTCGTCCTCATCGCCCATCGGGTCCTGCTGGCGAATCACGACTTCGCCGGCCGCGTTCAGGTAGACAGCTACCGCCTGCACGGTCGGGAAAGCCAGGGTCTCGTCGTTCCAGTTGAAGGCGTCGTTTTTAGGCACAGTGCTTCTCCGTAAAGCCCGGCGAAAGGACACATGGCAGGGCGGGCCGGATGACCGCCTCTTCGGTAGCGAGCCTAGCCATGTGGTTGTTCAGAACAGCCGCTCCTGGTGCTGCGGGCACGGCCGCGCCAGCCGGTAGCAGTGCACGCTGTGGCCCTGGGAGCCCTCGACCAGGTGGTCGGTGCGCTCCATGACGCCGCGGTTCTTCAGGTTGCTCAGGGCCCGCCGGGTGGAGCCCAGCGGCCAGGTCGGGGCCAGCTCGGCGTGCACGTCCTCGGCGGAGAGCTCCGCGCTCGGGTGCATGCGGAACCAGTCGAGCACCTGGTCGTCCTGGGTACGGGCCTGGCGGTTGCGCTGCTCGCGCTCGGGCCGCGACAGGGCGACGGTGGCGTGGTAGCTGACGGGGGCTTCGGTCATCCCCGCTTCCTCAGCCGGTTGGCGAGCGCGAGGTACTCGTCATGCCGGCGGTGGGCAGCAATGCTCCACTCGTCGCCGTCCGGCCATTCGCCGTTGACCTGCTCGCACTCGCGGATGGTGGTGGCCTCCTCCTCGAGGATCTCGGCGGCTCTGGTGAGGTCGGACTTCACGCCTGCCGCTCCGTGCGCGGCTCGACGCGCCGAACCGGCCGCCTACAGGGCTGGTCCAGGGCCCGCAGCAACAAGTAGTCGCTCATCTCCCGGTCGTACTCGGCGAGCGACCCAGGGCCGGCGGCGATCCGGCGGTGGGACTTCGTGCCGTACCACTTCCGGCGCCGGACGGGGCCGCGACCGTGGGCGATGGACACGCCGCCAGCGGTCAGGGCCGCGGCGAGGGCGGCGAAGATCGGGAGCCGCTTCACCGCCCCACCCCCGCCCACAGCACCAGCCCGGCGAGCGCGATCGCCAGGACGGCCGCCACGTACAGGAACAGCGGCCGGAGGCCCTCGTAGGCGCCTCGCCCGCCGCCAGCCCCAGGGGCCCCGGGGATCGGGGGCGATGAGCGCAGGGGGACATGCGGTTCATCGCGAAGGCTGACGGCGGCTTCGGCAAAGGGAGCTTCCTGGTTCAGCCGCACCAGCGGCCCGATGACCAGCGTTCCATCCGGCCGCTCGCGCAGCGCGGGCGCGACATAACCGGGTGAAATCTCGCGGATATTGTTCACTGCGCCGTTCTCCCCTTGCCGTCGTCCGGGCGCTCCTGGAAAGGCGCGAAGGTGGGGGCTCGGCGGTCCGAGGCAGCAACTGCCGACACGCACGGCAAATCACCCGCCGAGCCCCCTTTGTGGGGGCGGGCGGGGCTTCGACGGCAGGTCCCGGTGTAGGACTCCGCCGCGAGTTGGTTACTTTTTGCCCACATATGTCTAATTCCCCTAGTTTTCCCGCCCAGAACGTGGTCCCGTGGCCCTCAATGGCAGACCTTTGCCCGGGTCTGCCGCACAAAAACCAAAGGCCGGCCGCGTGGACCGACCCGGACAATCAGGCCGCAGCGCTGTCGCCCCGATACGGCCGAACTCTGGGAGCCGCGAGCTTTCCTTCTGTCAGCTGCTCGATCTGGTACTGCCGTGCGAGCGGCACGGTTTCCCCCCAGCCACTAATCGACTGGCGCTGGATCCCTAGCGCCCGGGCCAACTCAGCGGCAGTCCCGAAATGCTTAATCGCTTCCGCTGTTTTCATGCGCCCGGAATGTAAGGTCTACCTAACGCCCGTGTCAAGCCCAACCAACAATCAACGCCCTACGCTGCGATGGATGGCAACGACCCTCGCGGAACGGCTACAAACAGCGCTGTCGAAGAAGGACGGCGCCACCCAAGCGGACCTAGCGCGCGCCTGTCACGTCAGCCGGTCCAGCGTCACCGACTGGCTGAATGGCGACATCAAGGAACTCAAGGCCGATAGCCTCGTCCGCGCGGCGCGGTTCCTCGAGGTGCGGCCTGAGTGGTTGCTGTGGGGGGAAGCGCCGATGCGAGCGGAAACCCTGAAGGCCGACGAGAAGGAGTTGTTGGCCCTGTGGCGGAAAATGGATGACAAGCAGAAAGTCGCCACCATGGGCGTTGCATCGCTGGGCCGCATGATCTCTCACCCGATAGAGCCGAACATTCCTCCAGCGCCGGACCTCCCGGGGCGAGCAACGCGCCTGCGGTAGTCATCGTGCGTATCCGCTTTCTGTTGCTACCGGTCGCACTTCTCCCCTGCTTGGCGCTCGCCCAGGAGGTAGGGCGATGGCAGTTTCTGTCCGCAACCTTCGACTCGGCGCTGCCCGGTGAACCGCCGCAGAAAGACCAGGCACTCCTGCGAATCGACACCAGGACGGGCGAGGTTGCGATCTGCTCGTTAGATCCCTACACCGATAAGCTGGCATCCCCGCCAGTGGGTTATCGCCTGACCTGCGTTCCGGTTCAGGTCGCCCGCCCATAACCCGCCCAGACGCCCCTGGGGCCGCCTGACGACCGGCTCTTCCGGTTTTGTCGCGGCCAGCGTGTTAGGTTGGCTTGACAGACGGGTTAGGCCCACCTTACAGTTCTCCCATGCACGGATTGGCCGGGCGCTAAGGGAGACCGCCAACATGGCTGACATCAACACCCCCGTCACCGTCCACTGCGTGACGCTCTCGGACTTCTCTCAGGCCTGGAACGTCCGCTACTTCGACTCCGAGGCCGACCGGGAGCAGTTCCGGCGCGGCGCCGCAGAAGGCCTCGACATCCGGCCCTGTCCGCTCGCGCCGCACCTGGTCCCGGAACTGAACTTCGTGCGCGGCGCCTTCGACCGGCTGCTCTGGTTCGTCGCCATCGAGGCCGCGGGCAACAGTGACTGGGACATCTGCGGCCCGTCGTGCCGGACGCCGGCAGATGCGGCCTACACCTGGAACCGGGCGATGGCCCGGATCGCGGCATGACGCGCGAGGCGCTTCCCGCGTTCCTTTTCCTGGCGGTGATCCTGCCGCTCGTCTGCATCTGGCTCGGAGATTGAGCATGAACGCTGTCGCACCGCTCCCTGATCACGATCGCCGCCAGGGCCTCGGCGCCAGTGAGGCGGCCGCGGCCTGCGGGCTGTCGCCGTGGATGTCGCCGCTCGAGCTGTTCCTGCAGAAGACCGGCCGGGCGCCCGCCGTCGAGGAGACGTTGCCGATGCGCGTCGGCAAGGCTCTTGAACCCGTGGTGCTGCGCGCGTTCGAGGACCGGGAGGGGGTGAAGGTCACCGACCAGCAGCGCCGGATTGTGGACCCCCGTCTGCCCTGGCGGTGGGCGACCCTGGACGGCATGGCCGACGGCGTCCCCGTCGAGGCGAAGACTTCCGGCAGCGCCGAGGGCTGGGGCGACGACGGCTCCGACCAGGTCCCGCTGCACTACATGCTGCAAGCCCAGCACCAGCTGGCATGCCTGGAGGAGGGCGTCGAGATCCTCTGGATGCCGGTGCTGTTCGCGGCACGGGACCTGCGGGTCTACCGGATCCCGAGGAGCCCGTCCGTGATCGAGGCCCTCACCGAGAAGGAAGTCGCCTTCTGGGACCGGGTCGTCGCCGACCAGCCGCCCGAGATCATCAACAGCACGGACGTCCGCCTGCGCTGGCCGACGGATACCGGCGCGACGGTGGTCGCGACCGACGACATCCTGGACGCCTGGTTGGAGCTCCACGCCGCCCGCAGTCGACGCAAGGCCGCCGAGGCGGACGAGGAACGCCTGCAGACACAGCTGCAACTCTTCATGGCGGACCGCTCTGCGCTGCTCGGCCCGGACGGCAAGGCCCTCGCCACCTGGAAGGCCTGCACGTCGAGCCGGCTAGATACCAAGGCGCTCGCCGCCGCCCACCCCGACATCGCCGCGGCCTTCCGCGTCGAGTCTTCCAGCCGTCGTTTTCTCCTGAAATAGCGAGGTATCCCCATGTCCAAGACCACCGCCATCGCCGAAGTCCGCACCCAGCTGGACCAGATGAAGCCACAGTTCCAGATGGTGCTGCCGCCCCACGTCTCGCCGGACAAGTTCATGCGGATCACCATGACCGCGCTCCAGCAGAACCCGAGCCTGCTGGACGGCGACCGCCGCTCCCTCTTCTCGGCCGCCATGAAGTGCGCCCAGGACGGCTTGCTGCCGGACGGCCGCGAGGCTGCCTTCGTCGCCTACGGCAAGCAGATCCAGTACATGCCGATGGCCGCCGGCGTGCTGAAGAAGGTCCGGAACTCCGGCGAGCTCCTGTCCCTGTCGACCAACGTCGTGAAGAAGCAGGATGTGTTCCGCTACTGGATCGACGACGCCGGCGAGCACATCACCCACGAGCCGAACGTGCTGGCCGAGGACCGGGGCGACACGATCGCCGCCTACGCCATCGCGAAGACCAAGGACGGCGGCGTCTACACCGAGGTCATGAGCCGCGGCCAGATCGAGCAGGTCAGGAACGTGAGCCGGGCGAAGGACAGCGGCCCCTGGAAGGGCTGGTACGACGAGATGGCCCGGAAGACCGTGCTCCGCCGCCTGGCGAAGCGGCTGCCGATGTCGACCGACCTGGTCCAGACGCTCGATCACGACAACGAGCACTACGAGATGGGCGGCGCCCGGGCCGCGGCCGCGAGCGGCGTCGATGCGGCGAAGGCCGCGCTCGGCCTCCTCGAGACGCCCCTCCTGGACGGCGAGACCGTCGACCCGGAGACGGGCGAAGTGACGAGCGACGCGGCCGGCGAGCAGGCGGCGTGACGTGAAGCCCATCCCCCTCGACATCATGGCGACTCACGTCGCGATCGTGGGCAAGACGGGCCACGTGCCCGGGTACAAGCGCGATCCCCGCCGGCTTCTCTGCCTGCGCCAATGCGCCCAGTGCGGGGCGGAGTTCGCCGTTGCCCGGAAGTACCCGGGCCAGGTGTACTGCTCGCGGCGCTGTGGGTTCATGGCGAAGAACCCGCCGGACCACAACGCCACCGTCGCAAGGGCAACCGTCGCCGCGCGCGCCGATCGGCTCCGTGGGCGAGGCGCCGGGAAGTCGTACATCAAGCTCGGTGGTAGGCATGCCCATCGGGTCATCGCCGAACGGGCGCTGGGTCGGAAGCTGCTGCCCGGCGAGGTCGTGCATCACCTGGATGGGGACAAGCGGAACAACGACCCGGCGAACCTGCAAGTGCTACCCAGCCAGGCGGAGCATGCCCGCCACCACTTCACCGGGAAGAAGTTCACGGCGGACCACGTCCGCAAGATTCGCGAATCCGTCCGCCGCAACCGGAGCGTCGGAGCATGAGCAAGGCAGCAGTGCCGCTGGAGATCATGAGCACGCACCTGGCCATCGTCGGGCGCACAGGGAGCGGCAAGACCTACGCCGCGAAGGGGCTGGTCGAGCGGCTCCTCGAGGCGAACCGCCGAGTCATCGTCCTGGACCCCACCGGCGCGTGGTGGGGCCTGCGCTCCATGGCCGATGACACGCCGGGCTTCCCCATCGCGGTCATCGGCGGCGAGCACGGCGACGTGCCGCTGGCCGAGGGCGACGCGGGGAAGGTCGCCGAGTGGCTGATCGGCAAGGGCGCCTCGGCCGTCATCGACCTGTCCGAACTGCTCCTCTCCGAGCGGCACCGCTTCGTGGAGCGCTTCGCCGAGGCGGTCTACCGGATCAACAAGGCGCCGCTGCACCTGGTCGTGGACGAGGCCGACGAGTTCATGCCGCAGAACCCGCTGCCGGAGTGCCGGCGGATGCTGGGCAACATGGACCGCATCGTGCGCCGGGGTCGCATCAAGGGCTTCCGGGTCACGCTCATCACCCAGCGGCCGGCGGTGCTCAGCAAGAACGTCCTCACCCAGGCGAACACCCTGATCGCCATGAAGCTGATGGCACCCCAGGACCGGAAGGCCATCGAGGCATGGATACAGGGCCAGGGCGACGAGACGGCCGGCCGGGAGGTCCTGAACACGCTGGCGCGCCTGAAGCGCGGCGAGGGCTGGCTCTGGGCCCCTGACGCCGGGCTGCTCGAGCGCCGGACGTTCCCGGCGATCCGCACCTTCGACTCGTCCCGGGCCCCGGAGGATGGCGAGGTCATCGAGGAGCCGCGGGCCGCCGCCTCTCTCGACGTGGGCGAGCTCCGGGCGCTGCTGGCTGCCGACGAGCCCGAGAACTCTGGCATAAATGTGGCACAAGAACGCCATAGTTCTGCCCCTGATCCGGCCGCGATCCAGTCGGCCTATGACGCCGGCTTCACTGCCGGGTACGAGCAGGGCTACCGCGAAGGGCACTTCAAGGGGCGCAACAGCGCCACGGAGCAGGCGGCCGACTGGCTGAAGATTCTCCCGGAGGCCATCAAGGCCCAGCTGGCCGAGCGGACCGGCATGGGACCGGACGAGACCCCGGCGCCCAACATCCCGCCGGCGCACGCCACCTATCAGGATGACAGGCCGAAACCGCCCATCAGGATGAACGGGCACGCTGGTAGCCCGGCCCCCGGCCCGGCCAGCAAGGACGGCAAGCGCCGCATCCTGATCGCCCTGGCCCAATTCCCGGCTGGCCTGTCCCAGCAGCGCCTGGCCCTCCTCGCCCAGCTCATCCGCGGCAGCGGCACCTGGACGAAGTACCTGGGCGCGCTCCGGTCCGCCGGACTGGTCGAGGGCGGCGAGACGCTCCGGATCACCCCGGCGGGACTCAAGGCGGTCGGACCGTTCGAGCCGCTGCCCACGGGCGAGGCCCTGCGCCGCTATTGGGCCGACTGGCTGGGCGGCGGTGGCGAGCGCCGCATCTTCGAGACGCTGCTCGCGGTCTATCCGAAGTCGATGAGCACGCACCAGTGCGCCGCCCGCTCGCGCCTGGTGCTGGGCAGTGGGACGTGGACCAAGTACCTGGGCCGGCTGCGGAGCCTGAAGCTGGTTACCGGCCGCGGGGAGCTGCGCGCCAGCGAGGAGCTGTTCCAGTGAGCTTCGACGCCGACGAAACCAACGAGACCCACGAGCGCCGCATCACCCGCTGCCGCTCCTGCCGGGCGCAGATCATCTGGCTGCCCACGGCCAAGGGGAAGAACATGCCCTGCGACGCCCACTCGGTGCAGCCCGATGACGACGAGTTCGAACAGGGCCGTCACGTGCCCCACTGGAGCACGTGCCCCAACGCTGACCAGCACCGGAGATCCCGATGACCGCCCCGACCGTGTCGCCCCTCGAGGACGTGGTCCGGGCCCTGGAGCGCTCCGCCGTGAAGCGCGAAGGCTCCCTGGGTCGGGCCATGGGCCGGGACTGCTCACTCGCGGTCGAAGCCGAGCTCCGCTGGCAGATCGGCGAACTCCGGCGCCACGCCCAGGCCGTCAGGGATGCCGACCGGCGGCTCGCGGATCTCCGTGACCAGGTCAACCGGCTCGAAAAGCAGGTCGCCACGCTGAACCGGCTGCGGGCCCAGGACGAGCGTGAGCGGCGGGAGGCAACCAGGTCGGCGGCCACCGAGGCGAGCTGGCAGGAGAAGCAGGGGGCGGACTATGGCACGTACTGAGCGCCGACCCAGGCAGCGATGGACGCCCGCAGAGGACCGCGTCCTGCGCCGCCGATACCCGAGCGAGCGCACCGCAGACATCGCCCACGACCTCGGCCGCCAGCCGCTGTCCGTCTACCAGCGGGCCTACAAGCTGGGCCTGCGCAAGTCGGCGGCCTTCTTCGACACGGGCGACAGCGGCCGCCTGGACGGGACCCGCGGGTCATCCACCCGGTTCCGGAAGGGGCAGACGTCCTGGAACAAGGGCCTGCACTACACCGCTGGCGGTCGCTCGGCGGAGACCCGTTACAAGGCCGGCAACAGGCCGGTCACCTGGGTCCCGGTGGGCACGGAAGTGGTGGATGGCGACGGCTACCGGAAGAGGAAGATCCGAGACGACGCGCCCAAGGGCATGTCCCGGTTCAACTGGAAGTTCGTGCACATCCTGGTCTGGGAGGAGGCGCACGGTCCGGTGCCGAAGGGGCACGCTGTCGTGTTCCGCGACGGCAACCGGGAGCACATCGCCCTCGCCAACCTCGAGCTCGTGCCGCGCGGCGCCCTGATGCGCCGGAATAGCGTTCACAACCTGCCGAAGGAGCTGGCCCAGGTGGTCCAGCTGCGCGGCGCCCTCATCCGCAAGATCAACCGAAAGGAGCGACGTGAAGAACAAGATCGAGGACCTGCGTAACCACCTGTTTTCGGCCCTCGAAGGGCTCGCGGACAAGGACAACCCCATGCCACTCGACCGGGCGAAGGCCATCGCGGACGTGGCCCAGGTGATCGTCAACTCGGCGAAGGTCGAGGCCGACCTGATCAAGCACACGAACGGCACCGGGTCCGGCTTCATCCCGGTGGAGTCGAAGGCCGAGGCCTCGACCGGCAACGTGCGGCGGATAGCTCGGCCGTGAGCACGTTTCTCTCAGACGCCGACGTCGCGACGCTGACGGGCCGCAAGCAGCCGGCCGCGCAGCGCCGCTGGCTCGCCCGCAATGGCCTGCGCTTCTTCGTCCGCGCCGACGGCCGGCCGGCGGTGCCAGCGGACCAGGTGGGCTCGACCGACCCGCGACCGATGGTGGCCAAGTGGGAGCCCTTCGTCGCCGAGTCCGGGCTCACGCTGCCCGAGGCGCCCGTGGAGCCGCTGTCCATGGCCGACATCCTGCGTCTGCCCCAGTGGAGCCAGGCGAGGAATGACCCGGGCCTGTACTTCCTGTTCCGCGGCGGGGAGCTGGTCTACGTGGGCCGCTCCGTGCACGTCCGGGAGCGCCTCGCGCAGCACCTGCGATCCTCGAAGGACTGGGACGGCGCCCGTGTCCGGCATTGCAGCCCGCGCCGGCTGGAAGATGCCGAACTTGCGCATATTCGCAAGTTCCGCCCCTCGCTCAACCTCCGGGACAAGCCGTGACCGACGCCGTCCGCCACGTCCGCATCCGCCGGTTCGCCGAGCTGACCGGCTACACTGAGCGGGCCGTCCGAGAGAACCGCGCGTCCGGCAAGTGGACATTCTTCGTGAAGCGCGGCCGGGACGTGCTCGTCGATCTCGAGGGGTATGAAGCATGGGCACGCGGGGAATCCGCATCGTCAACGGCCGGCTCCAGGTCGGCTACACGTTCCACGGGGAACGTCGCCGGGAAGTCCTCAAGTGGCGAGACACCCCGCTCAATCGCGCAAAGGCTGAGCTCCTTAAGGCCGCGCTCGACGAGTGCACCAGCGACCTAGACCTGTTCCGGGTCTACGAGAAGCACTACCCCGAGTCGAAGTACCACGTCGGGCACACCATCGGCGCCCTGCTGACGGACTGGCTGGAGCGGATCCAGCCCACGGCGGCGCCCTCGACCTACCGGGATTACTACAACACCGTCACCACCCAGCTCGTGCCCGCCTTCGGCACCCTGCACATCCAGGCGCTCCGCTGGCGCCACATCCGCGACTTCGTCGAGAAGCGCCGGGTCTCCCGAAAGCGCCTGCACAACCTGCTGATCCCGCTCCGCCAGGTGTGCGACCGGGCCGTCGAGGACGAGCAGATCGCCGCCTCGCCTTTCCAGGGCCAGAAGATCGAGGGCACCGTCAGCCAGCACCAGCCGGACCCGTTCACCCGGGAGGAGATCGCCGCCCTGGTCGCGGCCGCGGCGCCCGGCTTCGGCAACCTGATCGAGTTCGCCTGCTGGTCGGGGCTGCGGACCGGCGAGCTCATCGCCCTCGCCTGGGCGGACGTGGACTGGCGCCGGGGCATCGTGGCGGTGCGGGAGAACGTGGCCGGCGGGGTCCGGAAGGGCCCGAAGACCGCCGCGGGCGTCCGGGACGTGATCCTGCTGCCGCCGGCCCGGGCCGCCCTGCAGCGCCAGAAGGCCCTTTCGTTCCTCGCGGGCGGCGCGATCTTCCACGACCCCCTCACCGGGAAGCCGTGGGTCAGCGACAGTTCGATCCGGAAACGGTGGATTCCGCTCCTGCGCCGGGCGGGCATCCGCTACCGGCGGCCGTACTCCACCCGTGACACCTACGCCTCCCAGCTCCTCTCCGCTGGCGAGAACCCCATGTGGGTGGCGTCCCAGCTCGGCCACCGGGACTGGCACGTCCTGAGGCGATCCTACGCAGCCTGGATTGATGCTGATGCGGCCGGCGGTCGGGCCATCCTGGCGACCCTGGCGGACCCGGCCACGGCAACGGAAGGGCAACGCTCCGGCTGA